CTTGCCCACGTCATCTTTGAGCACAACAGCGCTCACGTTGACGGCGCCGAACTTGACGGGCAACACCCAGTATTATCGCAAGAACGTTGGCTCTTATCTTTACAGCGCCCAGGTGACGGTAACAGGGGCAGGGACGGCCACAGCCAACTTTGGAGGCATCTTCAGCACAGGAGCTCTGGCTGGCACAGCCGATGGTGCTGTCTATAACTTTGGGCCCTTCGGTGTTGGCACAGCCTATCTGGCCGCTGCCACCAATTATACCTGGAGCGTGACTGGCTCTGGCTCGGCCTCTGTTTACATCACCATGAACACCGTGCAATAGGAGCCATCTGATGGCCATGTTCACCAGCTATGGGCAGCCTGATGATTCTGTGGGCGCCGCAAATGATTACGCCATTGATCCTGCCAATAGGTTTTTGTGGGGGCCTAAGACCACAACCTGGGCTGGTACGGCCATCAGCATTGTGGGGCCCACAGGCCCTGGCCTCCTGGCTGGCCAGGGTGCGCCAGCTGCAGGCACAGGTATTGTGGGCAACGCCTATGTGGACACGCTCACAGGCGATTTATGGGGACCGAAGACCGCGCCTGCTTCTTGGCCTGCTTCCCCCTCGAGCAATCTCATGGGGCCAGCCGGATCCATCTTGCGCTATGGCACAGGACCGGCCTCGAGCAGCAATCCCCCCAAGCAAGCTGATGGGGACAGCTATATTGACCAACAGGCCAATACGCTTTCAGGGCCAAGGGCCAACGGCGTGTGGCCCGCGCCCATCTCCTTGGTGGGCCCGCCAGGGCCTACGCTTGATGTGCTTACGTCACAATCGGTAGGCCTTGGCCCAAGCTTCAGCTGCACCGTTGCCGTGGGCACAACCCCCGTCAATGGCGTGTACCCTGGGACCACCCAGCCTGTGGTTTTTGCCCCCACCTATGGCTCCGCTTTGATGGGGCTTTCTTACACCAACCCAGGCGGCGCTGTAACGCTGTCGCTTGTCGATCAAACGACGAGCTCTGTCGTTTACTCGGTGTCTGCCACAGGCAACCTTACCAGCAATGCTGGTCAATTTGCCGTCAATCAATATCCGATGGTGGCAAATCACCAATACGTCTGGCAGGTGACATCTTCCACCGCGGCCACGGCCAACATCTGGGTGCAGCCCATGTACCTGATGCCAGCTGCATCTCCGTCCTATAACGTCTCAAGCGTAGGCACGGCGCAAAAGACCAATACGACGTTTACGGCCACACAGATCAATCTCACGGCTGGTGGCAGCACCGTGGCTCAATCCTATAAATTCCCCAAAGCTGGCGCTGTGTATTCCGTCACTGCAAACAACACCAACGCGGCGGCCTTGACGATCTACTTGTCCAACGCAGCGGGCACCAAGATCCTCACCTTGACTGCCCCTGCCAATGCCATCACAACATTTGGGCCATACACCGCAAGCCAATACCCCATGGTGGCAAACACGCAATACTATTGGCTGGTGTCTGGCTCAGGGACAGGCTCAATTTTCATTGACATGCAGATGCTGTTCTCTGTTGCCTAAGGCATCAGCGCTGCAAAGCAGAGCCAAGAATCATCAGACAGGGGCAGGTTGATGCTGCTAACGATCACCCAAGGCGGCATTAACAGCACAACAGGGAGCTTCGCCAATGACCAGGTGGATGCCTCCCAGAGCCTCATCCGGGACACGCCAGCTCCCATCCCCCAGGTCCCCTATTCAGATCCGAACATCGGCCAATATGGTGGGCTGCTCTATCTGTGCGAAGCCTCAGTCAAGCCTGGGGATATCGTCTGCTCAGATTTGACCGCACAGGGCACCCTGGGTGGGCCACAGCGCTCTGTGCGCCTGCTCACAGCTCAGGAGCCAGGCCCTGTGCTGGGCGTGGTAACGGCCAAGACCAGGGAGACTGTGGCTGAGGTTGTGCATCACGGCATCGCGCCTGTCTTTGGCCAATTGCAGCCAGGCCAACGCTATTTTCTGGGCCCTCAGGGGGGGATTGTGCCTGCCCCTCTTGATTTGAAGGGCCTGCTCTATGTCCATTTCATAGGCTTTGCTGTGGCCGAGGACACCCTGCTTGTCCAGCCCAGCTATCCTCTCATCAAACGGAGTGTCGCCTGATGACCTTTGACAATCCCCATGAAGAGATTGAGCACCTGCTTAGGTGCGCTGAAGAGAGATTTGGCAGCTCTGAGGCCATGCGCCGCATTGTCCATCGGCATGGGGCCACTATTTTGACAGGCCGCGCTTCTCGAGATGCCACGCTGCCCTCAGACAAGCAGCCCATCGGTTTCAGGGCCTCTGTCGCCAGGAGGCCTGCTCATGGCTGAGCGCAAGCGCAAGATGGGGGAGCACGTCACCCTCAGCAAAGAGAGCGTCAATAAGCTGCTCGAGTCTGCCCGCTCCCCAGAGGCCAAATTCCTAGACCCTTGGGACATCCTGGCGCTGGAGAGGGCTGAGCGCACGGTCTTTGATGCCAAGGCCGCCTTGTCCGATGCAGGCCACAGGCTGGCCATCCTCAAGCTCGAGCATGACAAGCTGCTCCAAGGGCTTTTGCAGGAGCAAGCAGAGCGCCACCGCCAGCTGGGCCAGGCCCGCCAGGCAGCCAAAGAATTAGCGGGGAGCTTGGCATCACGGTATTGCATAGATTGGAGCACGCACGTCTTCAATCCAGAGACTGGGGAGATCACCCAGCCAGAGTGACCAAAGGGGCTACAGATGACTGAGCGCAAGCCGCTATTCTTCAATTTCGATGAAGGCATCCATCAGGAATTTGACCCGTCTTCAGATTCGGTCACGTTTGCCCAAGTAGCCCTCAGTGGCCTCGATGGCATCGGCATCAATGCCCAGGGCCAGCGCATTGCTGGCCTGGCCATGCCCTCAGCTGCTTTCGATGCCACCAATAAGGCCTATGTGGACAGCGTGGCCCAGGGCCTGAGCGTGAAGCTGGCCGTTGTGGCCGCCACATCCAATCCTGTGGGCACCCTCTCTGGCACAGGCACCATTGATGGCAAGGCCGTGAGCGCAGGCGACCGCGTGCTGCTCATGGGCCAGGATGATGCCGTGCAAAATGGCATTTGGCAGGTGCAGTCTGGCAGCTGGACCCGCCCTGATGACTTTGCCGCCGGGACCCATGGCTCCTCTGCCTTCTGTTTTGTGGAGGGTGGCGACACCTATGCAGACAATGGCTTCACCTGTGCCACCGATGCCCCAGATGATGTGATTGGCAGCAATCCCCTCATCTTCACCCAATTCACTGGCGCTGGGGAGATCCTCACAGGCCCTGGCATCAGCAAGAATGGCAACACCTTGTCGGTGGCCCTGGCAGCCTCGAGCGGCCTGCAATTCAGCGCTGGCTCCCTGGACACCTTGGTGGCTCCCACTGGCGGCCTCTTCAAGGATGGTGGCGGCCTCAGGGCGCTGCTCAAGGATGAGGGCGCGTCGGCGGCCACCTTGCAGCGTGACGCTGCAGGCCTGGGTGTCCTGGGCGTGCCCAGGCTCTTCACTGTGGCAGGCGAGGCCACAACGGCCAACGTATCGGCGGCCAATCTCAACACCCTCACCCAGAGTGAGGCCACTGAGGCCGATGCCCTGCACACCCATGCCAGCGTCATCAGCGCTAAGGTTGTGGGGGACAAGCATTTGACGGCCTCGGTCCTCAGAGCTGGCGACCCTGTGGCCTGGAGCTCGACGGCCAACACCCTGGCTCGAGGGGATGCTGGCATTGATGCTCAGGCGCGCATCATCGGTCTGGCTCAGGCCGCCACCGATGCCAATGGCGCAGCCACCATCATCAAGCGCGGCATCCTCAAGGGTGTCCTCAGTGGCGCAATCCCTGGCCAGCCTCTCTACCTGGCCGTGGGTGGCGGCTTGACGGCCACCATCCCCACTGGCTCCTCTTTGCGCCTGGTGCGCGTGGGCTATGCCGTCAATTCGACGGATCTGGATGTCTGTCTGCATGACATGGGCAAACGGTCTGCCTGATGGTGGCGCCCATTGGCAAAAGCTATGGACCGGGGGGGCTTGCCCCCATGCCCCCTCGGCCACCATGCTTCTTCAGTGTTGAATCTATCCGATATCCGGGCCAGCTGGTCTATGCCATGCGCTATGGTGGCGTGGGCGTGAGGCTCAGCGCTCAGGAGCGGCTGATGCTGGCTGGCATGTGCTTGGCCCCCCATCGCGCCATAGTGTTCACCAATGACAATGCCCAGCCCCCTGTGCGCTACGTGGTAGCGCTGCATGTGGAGCATCTAGCGGCTGCAAGGCGATAAGCATGGCCATCGAGCGCATCAGAGCCTTGAAGCTTGAGTCTGTCTCTGAGGCAGGAGGCCAGACAGACGAAAGTGTCACAGAGACCAATATCGGCCAGGACTATTTGGATGCTCTTGGGCTGTGCCTGCAGCTGGCTGGCGCCACATCTTCGGCCTCAGATGCCAAGGTCTGCATCAGCCGGGCCTCTGATTCTACTTTGTGCTTCACCGATGTGCCCTCTGGGAGCGTGGGCTTGGGCCAATTGCTCACCAGCGTGTTGGGCAAGCCTGGCACCCACGCCTCCGTGGCCGATTTTGCCCACTGGCTGGGAGCTCCTGGGGAGGGCTTCGCCTCTGGTGCCTTCAGAAAGACCCTCAGCGTGGGCAGCCTGCCCTCCAAAGTGACGTGGTACGCATCGAGCGCAGCCACTGTGAAGCTCTTTGAGACAAGCTTTGCCTATGCAGGCGTGCTGGTGTCGCAAAAAGTACACACGCTTTACAGCCAGAACGTTGCCATCAGGACCTTGACCGAAACCTTCAGCTATTCCTCGAGCGTCTTTGCTCCCACCATCACCAGGACTTGGCTATGATCGCACACAAATGGGCCTTCTTCATCTCTTTGGCCTTCCTGGCCGCGCCTGTCATGGTGCCTGTGGCCATGGTCCTATGGCGCCGCCTGTCCGATGTGATTGGATCCTTGCATGACTAATCTCAGCTTACTTGTCGATGCCTCAGGCAATCCCTGTGCTGGCACCTTTGGCTCAGCTCTGCCAACGGCCAACATAGCAGGTGCGTCAACGGGCAAATCAGCGGGGCTGCCCATCGGCGGGCTTGCGCCCTCTGGCCAGCTCACTGCTCTGGCTGTGGATGCTGATGGGGCTGTCATCACCCACAACGGGGCCAGCTTGACGGCAATAGCCACCAGCCAATCGACCGTGGCCACAGGCACAGCTTCAGGCAAGGTGATGATTAGCGCCTTCAATGCCAGCGCCACATCATGGATGCGCCTGATCGGCATCTTTATGGAGTGTCCTCCCCAGGTGAACACATCAGGGGGCCTCTTGGGCACCAGCACCAGCTATATGCAGGTCCCCTTTGGCATCTATCGCATCACTGGGCACACAGGGGGCACGCTGTTGACCCCAATGTGTCTGGACCCGTCCGATGATGCCAGCCTGGATGGAGCCTATACCGTGCGCACAGGCGCTACAGTGACAGGCAAGGCAGCCAATGCCAGCCTCATTTGGGATGCCGCCTATGACGGCTCGGCCAACATTGGCACTCGGCCGGATTTGAGCGCAAAGCTGTGGACCATGCCGCCTGGCTATGGCCTGGCTGTCATCCTCACCCAGAGCCTTGCTGGCTCTGTGCCCTTCTTCGTCAGCATGACCTGCACCCAAAGCAGCTCATAATCGGTCTATTTCTTGCCCTGCCCCCCTAGATGCAATCAAAGTGGGGACAGAAGGCCTTCTTGGCCCAAACTTTTTTTATTTTGTCACAGGTTTGCAGCATAGTGGCTGTCAAACCTGTCACTTTCAGAAGGATTTGCCCCTATGCCCAATCCCACGCGATCAGATGTCCACGTTAATCGCCCGCTTGGCTCCATCGCTGTGGCGACGATCCAGGACGCAAAAAATTTCATAGCCCAGCAGGTGTTTCCGATCGTGGGCGTGATGAAGCAATCGGACCGCTACTTTTCTTATGACCGATCCTACTGGATGCGGGCTGGAGCAGAGAAGAGAGCTCCTGCTACTGAGAGCGCCGGTTCGGGCTGGAAGATTGATTCGAATCCTCAATTTTTTTGCGATATTTGGGCATATCATACGGATCTGGATGATTACACTCTGCAGCTGGCTGATGACCCGATCGATCTTCATCGGGACAGTGTTGAGTTTTTGACCCAGAAGATGATGCTTCGGCGCGAGAAGCTCTTCACGCAAACCTTCATGTCTCCTGGCGTGTGGGGAGGCCTGTTGACCACCAACGGCTCTGGCAAGCGCGTGCCCACCGATTTCACGCCCAACATCAGCTGGAGCAATGACAACAGCAATCCGCTGGCTGACATTGCCATGCTCAAGACTGAGATCACGCGTACCACCAGCCTCGAGCCGAACGTCCTGGTCGTGAGCCATGACGTCAATGAGCGGCTCAAGCAGCACCCCATGGTGTTGAGCCGAATCCTCTACAGCCAGCTGGGCATCGCCACCGAGGAGCTGCTTGCTCAATTCTTCGGTGTCGATAAGTACCTGGTGGCCAAGGCCGTCGAGAATCGCAGCCAGGAAGGCCAGACCGGGGATTATGATTTCATCTCCGATAACAAAATCTTGCTGTGCTACTCGGCACCCAGCCCTGGAATCCTTAAGCCAACTGCAGGGTATATTTTCAGCTGGACAGGCATGTATGGCGCTTCTGCCATGGGCAGCCGCATCAAGACCATGCGCATGGAGCACCTGTCTGCAGAGCGCATTGAGATGGAGATGGCTTTTGACATGCACCAGGTTTCGGCTGAGCTGGGCATCCTGGGCACCAATCTGCTCACCACCTGATGCGCTATATCGCCTTGCGTAAATTGACGTACGTTGGGCAAGACGGCGCCACCTATGCCGTCTTGCCTGGCGAGGCCGTGCCAGGCTTTGAATCCTGGAGCTCGGCCGTCAAACATGCGCATCTGATCACCAAGATGGTGGAGGACAGGCACAGCCTCAATCCTGCCATCATTGATGGGCAGATGCGCATGACCGTGTATGGCAAAATCTCAGACGGTCCCAAGGGCCCAGATGCAGCCCTGGAGCAGCCAAAGACCGAGGCTGCTCCGCAAAAGCTGCACCTGTGTCCGCATTGTGATCATCCAGGATTTGGCATCAAAAACAGCCTGCAAAAGCACATCGATCGCAAACACTGAATCGAGGGCATCCATGGCCTTTACTTACTCTGGGGATCCGGGCCAAAGCCCCATGGATGCCGTGCGCTTTGCCATTGGAGACACCGATCCTGCCAGGCCTCAGCTGCAGGATGGGGAGATTGCCTACTGCTTAGCCTTGGCAGGGGGCAACGTGGGGATTGCCAGCGTCACGGCCTGTGAGGCTATCGTCACCCAGCTCAGCCGCCTGTGTGATCAGAGCGTCGGCTCTGTCTCCAAGTCTTTCAGCCAGCTGTTGGGCAATTATAAGGAGGTCCTGGCCAACTTGCGCAGGGTAGCCTCCAACGTGGGGGGGATGCCCTATGTCGGCGGCATCAGCCACGCGCAAAACAATCTGCCCTACAGCAATCCTGATTACGTGCGGCCACAATTCACCACCAGGATGATGCATGGGCGCTCAGGGTGGCTGGGCAATCCCTTGCTGGGGGAGCTGGCTGGCTCTGGCAACAGCTCCCCTGAGGAGCGCTGATGCCACGCATCCTGCATGTGAAGATCAAGACATCCTCCAAAGGGGATGTGACCTTCTCAGAGCTCAAAAAGCAGTACCGTGACTTATCGCGCAAGCATGTGACCGTGGGCATCTTGGAGCCTGGCCGCGCCTATCCCAACACTGAGGCCACAGTGGGAGAGGTGGCCCTGTGGCAGGAATTTGGCACCAGGCCCAAGAATGGCCGCGCTATCCCCTCCAGAAGCTTTTTGCGCACCCCGTTTGACAAGTCTACCGATGCCATCTTTCGGCTCAAGACCAAGCTTCTGGCCCAGATTGCCGCCGATAAGATCACTGTTGTGCAGGGCCTGCAGTTTCTGGGGGCAGATCTGGTGCGAAGGATGCAGACGGCCATCAAAAAGCGCATCCCCCCACCCTTGCGGCCTTACACCCTCGAGCGCCGCAAAGAGAAGAAGATCTCAGGGACCATCCCCCTTTACGCCACAGGCTTCTTATACAACAGCATCCACTTTGCCGTGCGCGATAGCGGCCAGGACAAGTGACCCATGTGGCAGCTAGATGGACCTGTTGAGCTGTTGGATTGCGATGAGCGGCTTACCGTTGTGCGCCAGGGACGTCTGATTGACGAAGACATCACCTATCAGGATGGTGTGCCTGTAGCGCTTCACGCTCCTTTGCAATTCGACATCACCTGCACCCTGCAGCCCCTCGATGGACGGGACCTGTTGCTGGTGCCTGAGGCCTTCCGTGACAAGGAGACCTATTGGCTATGGGTGCGCCAGCCCAAGGGCGCTGCCCAGAAGGCCATCGAGGTGGCCGATATTGTCCTCAGAGAGGGCCTGGCCTTCCAGGTGCAGAGCTGTGAGGACTGGGGCAGCTATGCGCGCTGTATGCTGGTGGCCATTGACGTGGGGCTGGTGCCCGATCCCAACGGGCCCATTTATGGCCAATCGGTCTATCCGGGCCCTGTCAATTAGCTTTTTTACTCACTTTGTGGGTGCACAGGCTGATTTTTGTTAGATTGTCCCAGATGCTGGTGCCCTTCTCCATAGATTACGTCAATGCCCGCAAGGCCTTGGTGGCAGCCATTGTCCTTGGGACAGGGCTTGCCAATAATCGAATTGTGAGAGAGCAGGCTCAAGGGCCTGTGCAGCCTCCTTTGCCGCGGCCTTATGCCTCTTTTGTGATGCGCATGGCCGCCATGAGGACAGCCTTCCGTGACAGCACAGTGTTCAAAAACACTGAGGGCAATCAATCCATCACAGTGAGTGGCTACCGAGGGCTGGCTGTCGATGTCACCTTCCATGGGCAAAGCCAAGATGATGCCTATGGGCTGGCCTCCACCTTCCAGGCCAGCCTCTATCGAGAAGATGTCTTGGCAAGCTTGCGTGCTGTAGGCTTTGCTGTGTGGACCATTCAAGACGTGACCGATTTGACCAGCCTGCTCAACACAGGCTTTGAGGCCCGCGCCATGGTGGAGTTTGAGATGTGGACCAGGATTGTGTCCACTGTTGCCGTGGGTGACATTCAAAGCGTGCCTTTGGTGGGCAATGTGCAGACACATCTCGAGCTGACTACTTAACCGATTTGACGCAAAGGGGCACGCCCAATGGCAGCCATAGACAATCTCATCAACATCACTGTGACCCAGCAAACCCAGGCCGTGAGCGTCGCAAGCTTCGGCATCCCTCTGATCGTGGGCGCCACAGATCCTGGCTGGGACACCGATGTTGTGCGCTCTTACACCGCGCCCTCTGAATTGCTCTCCGATGGCTACACGGTAGATGCCCCAGAGTATAAGGCGGCTGTGGCCATGTATGCTGGCACCGCTGCCCCCTCCAATTTTTGCGTGGGCAAGCGCACCGATGGGCCCATCTCTTCGGATTTGACGGCCATCTTCAATCAGAATGACAATGCCTATGGCGTGATCCTGGCGGGCCTGCCCAATCAGGACATTCTGGATGCCGCGGCCACCATCGAGAGCTTGACCAAGCTGATGATTGTCTCCTGCTCAGATGATGACATCGCGCAATCTGGCTCAGAGGATCTGGCCAGCCAGCTCAAAGAGGCAGGCTATAACAGGACGGGGCTGTGCTTCACCAAGAAGAATCCCAGCGGCGTGCTTGAGGCCGCCTGGATGGGCAGCCAGCTGCCCCAGACCCCTGGCAGCAATAACTGGGCCTATAAGACCCTGCCCGGCGTGACCGTCGATGCCCTCAATGGCAATCAACAGACCATCCTGTATGGCGTGCCTGTGGCAGGCGTGGCAGGTAAGAACGTCAACGTCTACCAGAGCCTCGGTGGCGCCAGCATCACCTTCCCTGGCATGGCGGCCTCTGGGCGCTACTTTGATTTGACCATCGGCATTGACTGGCTTACGGCCAACATCCAGAGCGCCATTTACAGCCAGCTGGTCAACAGCCCCAAGATCCCCTACACAACGGCTGGTGTCACATCCTTGATGAATGTGATCAACGGCGTGTTGCGCACGGCCGAGGCCAACGGCCTGCTTGATGGCCAGGATCCTGATTATCCCATCTATGTCAAAGCAGATTCGGTGGACTCCGTATCAGTCAATCAGAGGGCTGAGCGCATCTCCCCCAACATCTACTTTGGTGGCCGTTTGCAGGGCGCCATCAATTCGATCATCATCAAAGGTCAAGTGTCGGTCTGATGAGTGTTCGCGTAAGCCCACCTATAGCCTTTCAGGCGCGCAAGCTTGCCTCTGCAGGCTTCGGACACGCTTACGCGATGCACACCCATCTCTTGCGCAGCCTCGGCCGCCGAAGAGTACCGTTTGCCAGTGTCCAGGTTGATGACAGGCTTGGCTCTTGCCTTGCATTGCGCGGCAACACGCGCCCTGTTTTCAGCAGACATCGGCTTGCGACAAGACAGGATATAGGCCGATTGCTCAGATGTGAGCACACGGCCTTTCTTGCCCTTGCAGCTGGCGGCAATACGCGCCTTATGCTCTTGAGAATGTCTCTTGCCGTAATTGAGGGCAGCCACAGCGGCGTGCCTGTTGGCAACGGTGTGCGTCTTGCGAAAGGTTTCAATCCAGAAATTTTCACGCAATATCGCGTCATTCAGAGAGCACGTTTCGATCTCCTCAAAGGTCCAGCCTTCAGGCCCAACGCTGCTCCATGCTTTTTGCAGGATGGGATTGCGATGCGTGCCGGAATTAAGGCGCCACCTGTGAGACACTACACGCTCATCAAAGCGGACCGTTGCGCCCACGTAAACGGTGTCAATGCTGATGTGGCGCAAGACGTAAACAGTCACAATGTCTTTCATTCGCGCCACATACACAAGTATGTACGTGCGCCGCAAGACCTAAAAACATCAAAGGAGACCAGAGATGGCGCAGCCAAACTTTGCTACTTATAATCCGGGAGAGGTGAGCCTCACTGTCGGCTCTCTCATCATCACAGGGTACGCTCAAGACACCATGATCACCATTGCGCGCAAAAGCCCCACCTGGTCCACAACAGTGGGCAGTGATGGCTTCGTCACGCGGGCCAAGAGCCTCGATAAGCGCGGGGAGATCACCATCACCCTAGACATGAGCTCGCCTTCCAATGACGATTTGACCGCGCTCTTCAATGCCGATGAGCAGACCGGCAAGGGTAACTTCCCCATTATGATGCGCGATGGCAGTGGCACGTCTGTGGCCAGCGGCGCATCGGCCTGGATTGTCCAGCCTGCCACCATGGAATTTGGCAACGGCATCCTGGGCCGCCAGTGGACTTTTGAGGTGGCTGTGTTGGCCATGAATGTCGGCGGCAACACCTGATGGAGGTCACCAAGAATGAGCGCGGCCTCTATGAGGTGACGCTGCCCACCGAAGAGGGGGACAAGACCTTCACCTTCCAGAAATGGGGAGCTGAAGAGGCCACCGATACCTTGCTGGACATCATCTCAGTGGTAGGTGAATCCATGGGGGGCTTGCTGAGCGTGCTCACAGGTGGCGGCGCGGATCAGGACGTGGGCAGCGCCTCTTTGGAGGGATTGTTTCGACAATTGACGCTTGGGCTTACGCGCAATAAGGACCTGACCAAGCGCATCCTCAAAAAGCTCTCCAGTGACCGCGTGCTGTGCAATGACATGCCTGTGGACTGGAAGAGCTTCTATAAGGAGCAATTGCCCCTAAGCTTTGCCGTGGCCAGAGCTCAGCTGGAGGTGCAATACGGAAATTTTATAGGCGCCGCCAGATCCCTCGGCCTGCTAGGCCCATCGGCGGCATAGAGGCCAAGAAGCCTGTTGTTAATTTCAATTGGTGGTACTGGCGGCCTGTTGTGGCCGGATGGGGATCCTTGATGGAGATCAAGAGGGATTGGGATATTGATGCCCTCTGTGATGCCCATGAGATCCTGGACATGAGAGAGGATGCTGAGCGCCAGGCGATGGCCGAGGCCCAGCGCCAGCATGGAGGCACCTGATGGCTACCCTAAGAGAGCTGATCACCAAGCTCAGCTTCCAGACAGACACCAAGCCCCTCGAGAGCGTGGGCAAGGCCATCGAGGGCATCAAGAGCCGCCTGAATCTCTTGGTGGGCATCGAGGCCCTTAAGGGTATTGCCAACCTTACTGATAAGTTTGGCAATTTCGCGCTGGACTTGCGCAATGCCGCCGCGGCCGCGGGCCTCACAACAGACGAATTTCAGAAGCTCAGCTATGCAGCGGCTCAGTCTGGTGTCTCTCAAGAGAGCATGGCCAACACCCTCAAGTCTCTCAATAAGAGGCTGCAGGATGCGCGTCTTGGCTCTGAGCAGGCGGCGCTGGCCTTTGCCTATGCTGGCATCCCAGCTGAGCAGCTGGGCACGTACCGCAATGCCGAGGAGGCCCTCTATGCTGTGGGCAAGAGCCTCAACAGCATCCAGGATCCCATCAAGCGGGCCTCGAGCGCCCAGGAATTGCTGGGGGAGCAGGGGATGCGCCTGCTTGCCTCCATGGCGGCCACATCAGGGGGATTAAGTGAGCTGAGCCACAGCGCCGAAGCTTCAGCCGCGACCATCGGCGGCAAAAATCTCGATGCCATGATCCAAGCAGAGCAGGCTTTGACGGGGCTAAGATCCCAGGCCACAGCTCTGGCGCAAAACCTGGCGGCAAGCTTGGCACCTGCTTTGACCGCGGGGATGAAGGCGCTCACCAAGTGGGTGTTCACCAATCAGGGCATGTTGCGCACGGATTTCAAGGAGTGGGCCAAGAAGGCGGCCTTTGCTCTGGGCGCTGTGGCAGGTGTTGTGGCGGGCCTGGCCCATGACGTCATGCTCCTGGTGCGCCGATTCATGGACTGGGGCAAAGCCTCTGGCGTGTTCAAGAGGCTGGGTGAGGATTTCAAGGTCATTGGCAACATAGTGGCCTCGGTCTTCAAGGCCATCTCTGTGGCCGTGGCAGCCCTTGCCCCTGTGCTCCTGGATGTCTTTGAAAGCGCCCTCAACAGCCTGGACAGGCTCTTGCGCGCCGTGGGCAGCGCTTTGGCCAGCTTAAGTGACATGCTTCGTCACCCCCTATCCTTCGATGCGTGGGACAAGGCTTTCACCAGCATCCTCAAGCTCATCCAAGAGCTGGCGCGTGCGCCCTTCGATCTGGTCACAACGGCCATCTCAAGCCTCTTCTCAGCTGCAGATAAGCTCTTCGCGCTGCTCTATGGCAAAAGCTTCAAGGACACTTGGCTTGGCCAGGCCCTGGGAGCTCTGGGCAGCGTCCCAGGCGACGTGGCCAACATGCGGGCCTTTCAGAAGGGGCCAGGAGCCACAGCTGCCAGATCCTCAGAGCCAGATCCAGATCTGGCCTATCTGCAGGGCATGGTGCAGCGCACCCTCTCCAGCCCCTTGCAGGCGGCCTCAGCCACCCAGCCAGCCTTTGCCAGCGCCACAGGCTCGGCCAGAGCAGGCTCAGCGCCCACGGTCAATGCCCCCATCACCCTCAACATCCAGGGTGATGCCAATTCGCGGCCTGTTTTGCAGGCTGTCAAAGAGGGCGTGGCTCAACATTTCGACATGGTGATGAGGCAGGCCCAAGCAGGCTCTTCGCCAGGGGTGGTCTACTGATGGCAGGCCTCAATAACAACGCCCTGAATGGGGCCATCATCAATGTCACAGGCGTGGCAGGGGGGCTGGCCCAATCCACAGGCCTTCTGAGCCAGCTCGAGGCCCAGCCCAGCCGCGTGCAATTCATCAAGCCGGGCCTGGGCACGGTCTTGGTCCTTGATGCCGTCATCAATGAGAATCACCAGGCCTCAGCTCAGCCCACCATGTACCCTGTGGAAGATGGCAGCATTGTGAGCGATCACGTTGTGCAGAATCCTGTGACGCTCAGCCTCACAGGCATCATCAGTGACACCCCGCTGCCAGACACCCTTACAGGGCAATTGACGCAAACGTTGGGGGCAGCTGCTACCACGCTGATGCCTCCTCTGGGCGTGACGTTGGCCTCTACGGCCTTTGCCATCTACCAGACAGGACAGAATGAGACCAAGCGCAGCAAAGAGGCCTACGGCATCCTGATGGCCCTGATGACGGGCAATCGAAATGCCAATCCCCCCACGCCGCCTGTGCCCTTCACTGTTCTCACAAAATACAGCCGCTATGAGTCGATGATTATCACCAACTTGACCTTCCCTGTGGACGCTTCCACCGATGGGCAGCTGGTGGTGACTGTGGACATGATGCGCATGGTGAGGGTGTCGCCTCAGGTTGTGAATCTGGCCTCTCTCTCCAATGCAGCGCTTGCGGCCTCACGCATTGATGCTGGCGCCCAGGATGCAGAGAGCAATGAGATCCTCGAGCAGGCCAAGGCAGGTTTCAAAAGCACCTATGACCCTATCGCCAGCGTGGGTGACCGCCTGCTTGGCACCGTGAGCCCCTGATGGCCAGCTATACACGCATCCCCCTGGATCAAAGCGCGCCGTGGTATACCTTCTCCATGAGCCTGGGCCAGGTGACCTATCAGTTTGAGGTGGCCTATAACACGCGCAGTGGCATCTGGGCCCTGAGCCTCTATGACGTGGCCAATCAGCCGCTGTTGATGAGCGTGCCTCTGCTTATCCGAAGAGATTTGACCAAGGCCTACCACACCCTGAGCATCCCCCCTGGAGCTCTGGTGTGCCTCGATGATACAGGCGACGGCTCAGAGCCAGGGCTTGGCTCCTTCTTGCTGGATCACACCCTTTATTATGTGGAGACTTGACGATGCTCGAGCGCTTTCACCTGTGGCTGCTCAAGCTTCTGTGCCTGTTGATGCCCCATAGGATGGGATCCTGGCTGCTTGTCGATGGCGACACCCAAAAGCATGGCTGTTATGTTTACGTGCGGCAATGCAGACGTTGCCGTTACCTTGAGCACAGGCAATTCCCAGCCCATGCCCCCATCGCAAGAGAGCATTACTGATGCTTACAGGGACCAAGCAGCTGCTCTATGGGCGCGCCTATGACTTGAAGGTGGGGCCTGCCACAGGCGGGGCAGGCTTGCGCTTTGGCAACACTGTGCAAAGCCCTGCAGCGCTGCACATCACCTTTGAGATTCAAAAAATTGCCCAGGGCGCGGCAAACAAGGGCACCATCACCCTCTTCAACATCAGCCAGAAGCTTCGCACATCCTTGGTGCGGGGCTACCAGCTGAGCTTATCGGCCGGATATCTGGGGCTGATGGGCCTGCTTATTGATGGCACGGTCTTCAAGGCCACATCCCAGCGTCAAGGCCCAGACGTCATCACAACACTGGACATCATCGACGGCCTCAAGGCGCTCTTATACAGCCCCTTTGATCGCCCCTACCCCAAGGGCACCCACCTAAGCACCATTCTGTCCGATGTGGCCAAAGCCATGGATGTGTTGCCAGGCACCATCATGGGCCTGCCCAATAAAACCTTTGGCCGTGGCTTTGTGGCCCATGGCTTATGCCGCGATATCCTGGAGACCCTGCTCAAGCCCTATGGCCTCGAGGCCCAGATCAATAATGGCAAGCTCAACATCCTGCCCAGAGCGGCCACCTTGGGGACCGCGGCCATTGTGCTGTCACCGCAAACGGGCCTTCTGGGCGTGCCCTCCGTGGGCCAGACGTCTGTGAGCTTTGAGGCCATGCTCAATCCAAGGCTGGTGCCCGGCCAGATGGTGCAGCTCATCACGGCCAACACCAACACAACAGGCTTCTTCAAAATCAGGTCCAGCAAGATGACGGGCGACACCCATGGGGACAAGTGGGCTGTGGCCTGTGAGGGCGTGCGTACCACAACAGTGGCGGCCTCTGGCGTGGCCCAGGGCTTTGCCTTTGAGCAGGCCGTCATCCCTGGGCTGCTATGAGGCAGCGCCTGCTTGCCCTGCCCCTTCTGGCGGCCTCTGTCATGGGCAACACAGGCTGCCCCCACGCCTCTGATTTCATGCGGCTGTATGGCTACACGGAGATCCGGCCACCCAGCGGCCTGCTCGAGCCTGGCAGCCTGGTGGCCATCACGCGCCGGGACCCTCTGGAGGCCAAGCTCATCTGTGATGCTCGGTCCTCTTTGGGGGACAGCGTGCAGCTGGTGCGCAGCCAGACGGCCTCAGGCACCTTGAAGAAGATGCAGGGCCACTCCTCCACCCTGGACGTCCAGGTCCTCAACATGATCCGCCAGAATGCCCGTTACAGGCAGGTGGAGAGCATCGAGGTCACCTTGCGCAACGTCTGCATTGTGGAGATCTCAGATGCCGCGATTCTCGAGGCTTTGAGCCAACGGTCCCCCTCTTGCGCCTATGCCGTCAAACAGCGCGTCTTGCAGGGCTACACCTTGACCATGATCTCCTCAGCGCTGATGGCCGATGTGTCCTATACCGTGGGCTGGGCCCAACAGGCCGAAGAGCAATTGAGTGAGTCTGATAAGGTGGGCATCCTCCATGAGCTGTCGGCCACCTTGGGGGGCAGTGTGGAGGCCGTGACATCGGCGGCCATCCATGCCAACGGCCTCATCTGGGGCATCAGGGATGACGAATATCTGAGCGCCCTGTCCATCCCCTTTGTGGATGAGCAGCGCTTTGAGCGCAACACGCGCCACATTGATGTGGAGAAGGTGATCGTGGTCCCCCAGATCTTGGAGGCAAGCCCATGAGCTTTGCAGGTGATGTGTCTGTCTTGTCGGATCCGGCCTCTTGGGAGAGCTGCCCTGAGACCCTGCCCCTCGAGGGGCTGTTGCGACGGCAAATCTCAGAGGCCCTCAAAAATCTGAGGACCGCCTTCCCAGCGGCCATCCTGAAGGTGCAGGCCGATCAGACCGTCGATGTGCAGCCTCTTTTGCAGGTGCGCTATGCCGGGCAATCCCCCAGCACCATGCCCCCTATTCTCCATGTGCCTGTGCTGATGCCTCAGGGCAGCTCTTATCGCGCCTCTTGGCCGCTGGCCGTGGGGGACACAGGGCTGGTCTTGATTGCGGACCGAAGCCTGGATGCCTGGCTCTCAGGCGCTGGGGGCATTGTGGATCCCTCAGATACCAGAGCGCATCACCTGGCCGATGCCCTGTTTTTGCCGGGCTTGGTCCCCTCTGCCAAGCAGACGCAAGACACAGGGACAGATCTGGTCTTGGGCAATGGCGCGCTCACCCTCAGGCTCAAAAAAGACGGCCACATCACGGTCTCTAACAGCACCCAAGAGCTCATCCAGGTGTTGCATGACGGGATGCAGGCCCTCATCAGCACCCTGTCGGCCTTGCAACAGATGCAGATCCTCACAGCCTTGGGCCCAGCTCCTGTGTTGGCCAGCTCCATCGCACAATTTACTCAATTGCAGGTGACCATGCAGCAAATCTTGCAGCGGCTCGATTCATTCAAAGGCTGAGGGCCAGAGTGTTAGCGCGGCCATAAGCTTTGGGGCATAGTGTTGGGCATGATGAATGGCAATGACAGGGCAGCTGCCATCTATACGGCTTTGACGGGCCAGGGCCGATTGGATGGCCTGACCGATGATGAGAAGGCCCTGGTCAAGGCGCAGCTGCAGATGATCTATGGCGCTGATTTGGCCTATATTGTGAGCTCTGCTCAGGTGTTGCCAGCCACGCTGCAAAATCCAGCGGGCCAGCCTGTGGCCACAACGGGCAGCCCTGCAGCTCAAAGTGGCGCTACCACGGCGCCCTCCACCCTCATCGGTCTAGGGCGCTTGCAATGACAGACTTGAGCCTCGATTTTGACCAACAGCTCCTGGGCACACCTGCCTATGGGGACTTGAAGCTTGTTAATGGTGACTTGCAGCTCACCAATGATGCCAATCCTCAGGGCACAGACAGCATCATTCAATTGACCATGCAGCGCTTGCGGCTTTTTTTGGGTGAGTGGTTTATGGACACCCAGGATGGCCTGCCCTGGTACCAGCAAATCTTGGTCAAAAACACAGACAAGGCCACAGTGGATGGGCTGTTGCGCGATTGCATCTTGTCCACCCCTGGAGTGAGCGCTCTGCTTGCCTATAACAGCTCCCAGGACAAGAGCCGCCGCACCATGACAGTCTCCTTCACCATTCTCACCGCTACAGGCAAACGTCTTGATGGCAGCGTGCCCATCACCATGACAGGAGGGGCATGATGTCCGTTTACGGTCTTACCGATCAGGGCTTTGTGGCCCCGCGCCAGGCCCAGATTGTGGCCGATTTGCAGGCCGCCTTTCAGGCCCAATTTGGTGCCACGGTCAATCTGTCCTCAGCCACAGTCTTCGGCCAGCTCATCGGCATCTTCTCAGAGCGGGAGGCCCTGTTGTGGGAGGCTTTGCAGGATGACGTGCTCAGTGGCACCCCCGCTGGCGCCCAGGGGATTTACGTCGATAACCTGCTTGCGCTCACAGGCCTCACACGCCTGCCCAGCCAGGCCACGGTGACCAATCCCACCCCCAGCACCCAGGCCAACGGCATCACCCTCTTTGGCCTGGTCCTAAGAGGAGAGCCAGGGACCGTCATCCCCGCGGGCGCGATGGTGCAGACCAGCACATCCCCCACCCTCAGCTTCAGGCTGGATGCCCCTGTGACCTTGGGCCACGCCGTAAGCGCTGTGCAGGACATCTATTTCACAGGCCAGCCCAGCAGCGGCCAGCTGCTCTTGTCCTTGACGGTACCCTCTGGCGGCCAGGCCACAACGGCCTCCATCCCCTTCAATGCCCTGCCCTCCCAGACCCTGCTCAGCTGCAATGCCGTGCCACGCTCTGGCTCCTTCACCCTGGCTCTTGAGGACCAGGTGACAGCCGCCATTGCCGCCACAGCCTCAGCCTCTGAGGTGCAGGCGGCCATCAGAGCTCTGGAGGGCTATGACCAGGTGACTGTGGCTGGCTCCTGGCCCACCCTGGTCATCAGCTGGCCGTCTTTGGCCAATCCCATCCTGTCGGCCTCGAGCAGCCTGGATGCCCAGCTGCAGGTGATCCAAAGCGTCACGGCCACCTTGCAGGCCCTCAAGGATGCAGAGACAGGGCTGTTGCCCTTCACAGACGTGCTGGTGACCGCGCCCTCTTTGAATCAGTGGCGCATCGCCTTTGGCTCAGGCGCCCCAGCCGATGGCCAGCCCTCCAGCGGCGCAAAGCCCCAGGCTTTGGCTGTGATTGCTTCCAACACCCTGCTCAAGGATCGCACAGCCATCAATGTGGCCGTGGCCACCAGTGTCACTGGCATGGCAGCTCAGGGCGTGGGCAGCGCCACCTGCACAGTCACAGGGGCCAATGATGTCCTGGCAGGCTCCATCAACGTCATTGGGAGCAGCCAGCAAGGCTGGGCCTCGGTCACCAATGAGCTGGATTGCCTCACAGGCCGCGCCATTGAGACAGACACCGAAGCCATGGCCAGGCGGGCCTCCTTGCTGGCCAGCCCTGGAGCAGGACCGATGGCCGCCACCCTGGGACGTCTGCAGCAATTGGAGGGCGTGACGCGGGCCATCGGCTTTGCCAATCTCACCGCGGCAGCCCTGCAGCGGCTCACCTTCTTGCTGATGCCCACCAGTGGCACCTACAGCATTGGCTTTGGGGGAGGCTCCACTGAGGCCCTGCCCTTTGATGCTTCGGCCAGCGTGCTGCAAAAAGCCCTCGAGGCTTTGCCTAATGCGCCCTCCTGCACAGTCTCTGGCGCGTACACCTATGGCTTTGTGATTGATTTCGGCGGCGCTCTGGGAGGCCAGGCCCTGCCCCTGTTGACCGTGGCTTCAGACACAACAGGCGCACAATTGACGGCCACCTTTGGGCGCCCACCCAAGAGCGTCGAATACGTTGTGCAAGGTGGCGAGGACCAGGCCATTGCCCAGGCCATCCTCACGGCCTCAGCGGGGGGCATCGCCACCTACGGCGCGCCTGTTTTGCTTACCACTGGCTCCTTCATGGCAGGCAGCCAGGCTGTGCAGCTGTCATCCGTCAATAACGTCCAGGTGGGGGAGGCCGTCTTTGGCCAGGGCCTCAGCCGCGGCTCACGCATCACGGCCATCATGGGCACCCAGGTGACCCTAAGCCTGCCTGCTCTGTCCACAGCCAGCCAGGTGCCCATCACCATCAACAGGACCTTGACCCTGCCAGATGTTGGGGGCAATCCCACGGACATCTCCTTCACCAGGCCGCGCCAGGTGCCCATCTACCTGAGCATCCAGCTGGTGACAGATCTGTATAATGCCCCAGGGGACAGCTCCAGTGGCAAGAGCATCAGCTCGGTCTTTGATGCCGCCAGCCTGCAGACCATTGAGGCAGACATTATTGAGGCCGTTAATGCCGTGCCCATCGGTGGCCTGCTCACCTTGCGTGGTACCGAGGGCTTAGGCTCGAGCTTCAGGGATGTGCCTGGCATTGTGGATGTGACGCTGGCCTTTGACGTTGTGCCCAATCCCACCAACACGGCCACCTTGCGGCTGTTGCCCGATCAGGTGGCGCTGGCCTCCTCCTTCACAACGGAGATCAGCTACACATGACGATTGAGCACATCTCCGATCATGTGGCTCAGGCGCAAAGCCGATTGGTGAGCCAGTACCAGAGCGCCCCCAACGTTGTGAGCCTGATTACGGCCTTGGCCAGCCGCACCCAGCTGCTCGAGGATGCCATCCAGAAGGTGGCCCAAGGGCGCTTTTTGCCGGATGACGCGGCCTCTGGCGCCCAGCTGGATGCCATCGGCGCGCTGGTGGGCATTGCGCGCAATGGCGTGACCGATGCCGTCTATCGCGTGCTGATTCGCGGCAAAATCGCCACCAACACATCTCGAGGGACCTTGGGGGACATTGAGACCATCACCAAGACCCTCTTTCAGGCCGATGCCGTCTATGCCTCCACACCCAATACCTGGGGCCACGCCCGGCAACAGGCTTATGCTCAGCTGTCTTTGGCTGTGGGCCACCCACAGACGGATCCAAGCTTATGGCCAATTGTGTTGCGCCTTATACGGTCCAGCTTGCCAGCGGGCATTGTCCTTGTTTGCGTAAGCGTCTTTGGCCAGGGCCCAGCGCTTGCCTGTGAGGGCCCTCAGCCTTGGGCTGGTGGCTTCTGTGAGCTGGATGGCTCAGGTGGCGGCCTCTTGGCCGATTTGATTGATTCTCAACAGCAAGCCTAACGGCAAGGAGCGCCCAAGTGGCCAACAGCAAGCCCCATTCTTACCTTGGCTGGATCCCTGATGAGGCCTCCAATAACCTGGCCCAGCCGCCAGCCTCCATCGCGGCCACAGGCTTTCAGGCAGGCCAGCCTGTGCCTGCCCCTTATTTCAATTACGCGCTGCACAACCTGGATCGCTGGGTGCAATACCTGGATGAGAACGTCAATGCGACGGTCTTGGCCACGTCTTTGAATCACTCCATGAGGATGCTGGGTGGGGGCACGTTCTTCTTCGACGCTCAAAGCCGCGTCTTGTCCTGGTCTGAAGCCATCACCCTGGCCATCCCCTCCTCCTCTGATGACACCAATCAATTGCCCCAAGGATCGGTGGTCTTGCCCTCAGGGAGCGTGGCCTACGTCAACGTCAACCTGCCCTTCAGTACCACGGCCGATGTCACAGCTGGCAGCGCCACAGTGATCAACCTGGGCTATGAGGCTGGCATCAGCGTGGGGATGACGGTCACAGGCCAGGGCATTGATGCAGGCACAACAGTGACTGATGTGAATGGCTCGAGCTGCACCCTGAGCCAGCCTGCCTCCTCGAGCTCCAATGACGTGACCTTGACCTTTGCTGGCGCTGGCTCTCTTTCGGCCAGCGTGGCTCCGTCTGCCACCTTGGTGCCTGGGCCCAATACCGTCATCTTGGCCAGGGCCACCGATGCTGTCTGCTCAGTGGGCGTGGGCAGCTCTGAGATGTGGCTGAGGGATCAGGAGAGAAGGACCCTCTACACAGCTGGATACGTGAACACAGTAACAGCTGTGGCAGGCCAGGGCCTGGCTGCTCTGGCGGCTGTCTATCAGAGCCAGGGCACAGCCGATGGGCGCACCCCAGGCAATGTGTATCTGGCCGATGCCTCTGCTCAGCAAGGTGCCCAGCGGGGCCTGTGCTTGGGCTTTTTGCACACCGCGGCCTCTGCAGGCTCTCAGGCCCACGTTGTGCGCTCAGGGCTGCTCACAGGCTTTGCCAATCTGGTGACTGGCGCGCCGTATTACTTGGACCCTGCCATCCCTGGCGGCATCACTCAGGCCAAGCCTGTGGCTTTGGGGCAATGGGTGGCACCTGTGGGCGTGGCCACGTCCCCCACCGCTTTGCTGGTGCACATCAGCCAGGCTTCGGCCGTGAGCAATGCGCTGCCCAACGGGGCTGTCATCACAGGCGATGCCTCAGTCTCTGGCCTGCTCACAGCTCAGGGCGTGACGTCTGCTCATGGCTTCAAGAACTTTGTGCCCATGGGCAGCTGCTATACCACCAGCTATGCGGGGGGGGATCTGTATTTGGGCCAGGCCGTGCGCAATAGCGCCGATGGCTCACTGGTCCATCTCAATTATCAGCTTATTGCGCCCTATGACGGCTCTATTACGGCCTGCTCAGGCACCTGGTTTGCGACCTTCTCGGTCGCCTTTGAGATCGACATTTACGTCAATGGTGCCAAGGTCTGGAGCAGGACCTACTCGGGTTCTCAAAACAACACCTTCAAAGAGGCCTTCACCAAGGGCACCTACCCTGTGCGCGTAGGCGATATCATCAACATGCGCTGCTCGGCCTATCCTGGCGGCAACACTCTGTATGCAACGGCTGGCCTTATGTTTGAATGGCCCGCTTAATTGAAAGGTTTGATGATGCTCAACAGAACATTGACCCCCCATGGCCCCAGCACCCCTCAGCCCCAGCGGCCTGAGCTGCAGCGCATTGTCACCGATACCGCCCCCACGGTCACCCCAGAGATTGCCCACTATTATCAGAGCGGCCAATTTGCCGATCCCAAGCCCCAGAAGGCCTACTTTCATGGCCCTCAGGTGTTCACCGATGGCCACCAGCGGCTCATCCAGGGCTTGAGGGAGGAGTGTCAGAAGCTGACGGCCTATAATCGGCACCTGAAGAATCGCGCCTCGACCTTTGAGGGCAAGCTTGGCCGTCGCAATGATGAGATGATTGATTTGCGCCAGAGCCTGCACGCCCAGCACGCCACCATCCAGATTCTGCAGCAAGAGCTCCAGGCGGCCAATCAGAGCATCCAGGAGCTGGACCAGGTGATGACGCAATCGCGGGCCAAGCGCCTCAATCGCCTCAGCCAAGTGATGTCTGAAGACGTCTTAGAGATTGTGCGCATCAAAGATGAGACCGGGGCCAAAGCTAAGGCTTAGCCCCAGAGGGTGGCCGTGGCTGGGCAAGAATCTGGTCCTTGGCCCATGGCAGAAGATGACATGGGCCGGATAATAAAAGACCCTATCCAACGGCCTCAAAAGCACCACAAAGCCCGCTGGCACCTTGAAGCTGTCATATTGCATGGCCCGCTGAATTTGATGCGTCTCCAGCTGGCTGAAGGTGAAAGCCTCCTCATCGAAGCTCTTGGTGTCAACGTAGCAGACGCGGCCATCGCGCCTGAGCACCCTGAAATCCAAATCAGCTCTGATGGGCTGGATGCGCCCACCAGGCAAGTACTTGAAGGACAGGGGATTTTTGAGCGCCTTGAGGCCATCGACACCGCACCTGGCCGCAAACAGGGCCTCAAAGCGTGCGCCCTGGGCCTTATTGAGGGCAACAGGGGCCATCGGTCACATGTTCCAAATAAGCAGAGCAGAGGGGAAGGGAGCTGATGAGCTTGCCCCTTTGAATTTCAGGCGGCCTTTCAAGAAGACTGGCCGGGCCTGCTTGATGGCCTCATGCCACCAGATGGTGTCTGTGCGCGATGGCACCAGCATGACAATCAAGATGGCTCGATGGGCCTCTTGATTGGCTTTTTGCACCCACTTGGAGATCTCCCTGCCATAGGGGGGATTGCAAAAGACGCGGGCCTCCTCCCAAGTCTCTGCCAGGCCATCTTGGGTGGGCCACTCAAAGCCCTGCTCACATAAACGATTGCTCGAGCTGCAGGCCACATCATGGGTGAAGCCATAGAGCTTATGGAGCTTGGCAAAGAGATCAGGTGGCGTGCCCCAATCTTCTTTTGCGCTCGAGTAATGGACCTGATGCTTGTCTTTCATGCTGTTAAGCGCTCTCACGGTCAAAGGGCAAAGCGGGCTGCCCCTCATCAGGTTTCGATGTTCTGAGCCGCTCTTGATGCTCGGCCACTCTCTTGCTCATGGTCTCAAAGTAGCCAGCATCCTTCTCGATACAGATGGCTTTGCGTCCTGTGTTCAGAGCTGCAATGGCCGTACCATCGACACGCTCTGAGGCTCGAGCGTGGGCATAATCTCAAGGCAATCCCCCTGAAGCAGCGTCACATCAGACATGCTTCCAGGTCCTTCCTGAATGGATGGATGTGATGACCTGGCGATTGACACCATAATCATGGGCAATGGCCTGGTGCGCCTCCCCTTGGGCCAGCCTCTTGCGGATCTCTTTGACCTTCTGAGCGTCCAGCAAGGTCTTGATGTAGCCATAGCGCACAGGGGGCTTGGTGGCCCTGGTCTGCAGATTGATGTCTGGCAGATCCTCGGTGATGAATCGGTGGCTTCGGCGCTTGGCAATGTTGCAAACGACAAGATGGGTGATGCCGTATTCCTCGGCAATATCGCGGATCCTATCCTCTGTGTTGAGGACTCTTAAGTAAATGGACCGAATGGCCTCACGGCCAAGCTTGGAATTGCCATGGACATCAGCCATCCAGCTGGCCCACCCAGCGCTCAAGGGCTTCTAAGTGGGCCCTGGAGGCTGCTTCAGCCGCGGCCAGGATGTGCGTATCCTTTGGCTCACGTCGCACAGACTTGGTGATGCGCTGGATTTGGCCAAGGGCTTGCCGAAGCAGGTCCAGATGCTCTTTGGGGCTTAGGGCTGTAGAGTCTTGCATGGCAAAAAATTAGGATAGAAGGCTAGGCGAAATCAAATGAAAGGTCTGCCACGTTCGTCATAATAGATGGCAGGAGCCTCGCCACTTGGCCCTTCCTCTTGGACAGGGGGGCTGGGTGTGCCATCACCAAATCTGTATTCCCCCCAATGCTGCAGCTCTGGGCTTTTGACCCAAGGCTCTTCTAAGACAGGCGTGGGGGGCTGCTCTTGGATCTGAGGGACCTGGGGGGATGCTTGGGACTCCTCCTCAATCCTCTGCATGATGGCCGCGATGAAGGCTGTTTGATGATTGCGGCGCAAAGTCTGCACACGCAACGGCATCTCACGGCGTGACCTGAAGCTGGCGGGCCTTCTTTTGATGCTGGGCCTTCTGGGCATGGGGGCCAGGATAGCCTCGAGCTCTGGGGGCTGCTCAAAGGGATTGGCCTTCTCAATTCTGGGCGTGCAGGGGATGGGGGCCGTCAACAGGGCCAGGCCCTGCTCATTGAGGGCGCGGGCCAATTGAGCAGACGGCCTTCGGTCCAGCGCCTCTTTGACCGTCTGGGCCAAGGTCTGGCCCTCGGCATGGGAGAATTGCATCAAGGCGCTCTCTTTGAAGATGGCCCGTTCGCGCATCGGCGCCAGGGAGGGCGCAATGACGCTCTCCAAGGCCAGGGCCTCCATGCTCCTGGCAGTCTCCCAGATGTCGATGTCTTCGGTATCACCATGGGGCTGCACAGGCCCGTCTGAAAATTCTAATGCAGACTCATCAGGCGCAGGGCCCGGCCGAAAGAGATTGTGGGAGATTTTGCGCAGCATGGGCTGATGTTAGCGCAAATCGACCCTCACAATAGGCTTGCACATCACATGCAGGATCGTTACAGGCCCGCATCAGAGGTGTATCATGAAAGGTATTGTCTTCCCCTTGAAGGAATTGTCATCAGGGCGCTTTGCGCGCCTGTGTGATCGGCTGGACATCAAAAGAGCAGAGGGCGTCGGTCTCTTGCTGCTCTTCTGGCTCGAGTCACGCAATCGCAACCTGGAGGCAGGCACCAGGCAACAGCTTGCTGCTTGTTTGCCTCCAATCAAGGGGCAGGGGCAAAATGTGCTCTGTATTCTTGAGGAGGAGGGCTACCTGAGCCGCGATGGGGAGCAGCTGCTCATTGTGGATAACGTGGGCCACAATGCCAAGACGGAGCGTGTCCAGGCCCAGTGTCGCAAGGCCGCGCTGGCGCGCATCCAGAAGCGTGCCCCTGCCCCCAAAAAAGCCCTGCACCCTGTGCCCAGCAAAGAGCTGGCGCCTGTCTCCACAGCCTTTCAGGATGCCAACAGACAGACCTGGGAGGCCTATGCTCAGGCCTACCAGCGCAAGATGGGCCAGCTGCCCATTCGCAATGCCAAGACCAACAGCCTCATCAAGCAATTTGTGCAACGGATTGGGGCCCAGGACGCTCCCCACGTCATGGTCTTTTATGTGGACCATCCCAATCCCCTCTACATCAGCCGCCTGTATCAGCTGGAGATGGCCGTCAAGGATGCCGAGAGCTTGCGCACCCAGTGGGCCAATAATCGTCCCATCACCCAGGGGGATGTGATGCAATTTGACAAGCAGATGGCCTTTGAGAGGGACCGCCAGCTCATCCACAGTGGCAGGATCTGAGCCACAGGGGCCCATCAATCCCAGATCCTACCTGATTGCCGTTTGATTTACGCTCCTGAGCCTGCCATAATTGACGCGCAGCGCCAGGAGTAGAATGAGGGGAAGAGCAATGATTCTCAAAGCCTGGCTCACATGGGCCGAGGATTGGTTAATGGCCGAACTGAATCGCCTGCAAGAGATCAAGATCGCCCTTTACAATGCCCATGCCTTCTATGACGAGCGCCTCAGGGCTGAGAAGCTCGAGATGATGGCTGAATTGCTTGAGGACTTTGACCCTGAAGCCATTCGGCAAGCCATCAGGGCCTGGATGCTGGCGCCACCAGAGAAGGGCCATAAGCCCAGGCCCCCCATGCCCAATGAGCTGATTGCTCTGATGCAGCCCCAATTGACTCCAGAGCAAGAGGGCAGTGACATCGCGGGGCAGATCTGTGGGGCTATCAGCAAGTATGGCTGGAATAATGCCAAGGCGGCCAAAGCCGCGCTGCCAGAGATTGCCTGGCAGATCCTCAGTGACAATTATGGCGGCTGGCCACGCTTTTGTGAGATGAGCCATGAGCGTGACATGGTGAACATCAGAGCTCAGCTCAGGGACCAGATCGCGGCCTCCATCAAAAGACGCGGCCTCAGTGAGCAGGCGGGCTATCGCGCCCTGCCCAAGCCTCCTGCCTTCAAAAGTGTCCAGGCAGCCCAACAGCCCAGAGGCTCATCCGGCTGGGAGAACACAGGCACCATTTTACAGGGGCTTTTGCCGCAAGTCTGATTGGAGCCATGGGCCTGCTTGGCTTACAGTGTCGGCATGTTCTCTTGCCTGTGCTGGCCTCAAAGAAGACCCAAGCCCCTGCAGATCTCACGGCCTCTGCCCAGTGATGCGCGCCCAGTGAGCGTCATCCCCCAAGCCCCCCGCACCCCTCCCCCAGAGCCTGTCTCCATCCTGCAAAAGCCAGAGCCGCAAGACGTTCTGGATCCCCCCACAGGCCGTGACAGCCTTCTTGTCTGGCTCAATGCTGAGATCAAAAAGCGTGAGATCTCCCCTGCTCCCTCGAGGCCAGGCAGCCCCACCCCAGAGGCCATGAGCAGCCAGCCTTTGGGGGACTTGGGACCCTTTGTCCCTGCCACGCCCTCCCCTGAGGGCAGCATTGCCCACTGTGGCTCTGATGCCGCGGCTGGTGGCAGTGACAAGTCATCTGATTCTTCCCATTACTCCACCCTTTATGGCTGAGGCTTTCGATGGCTAATTTCGATGTAGCGCTTGCGTACGTGCTGGAGCAGGAGGGGGGCTTCGTCAATAATCCTGCAGATAAGGGCTTGGCCACCAATTACGGCATCTCTAGCCCCACGCTCAGCAAGTGGCTTGGCCGGGCTGTGACCGTTGATGACGTCAAAAACATCTCCATGCAGACAGTCAAAGCCATCTACCGCAAAAACTATTGGGACGTGATTAAGGGAGATGCCTTGACGCAACAGAGCTCGGCCACCTTCCTGATGGACATGGCTGTGTTGATGGGGCCAAGCAGCGCGGCCAGGCTGGCGCAAACAAGCCTTAATCTGAAGGCCGATGGCCTCATCGGTCCTGTGAGCATCGCCAAGCTCAACATCACAGCTCCGTCTGTGTTTGCCCTGGTCTTCAGTAAGCTGTGCGTCAAAGCCTTTGTGTCCATTGTGGTAGCCAATCCAAGCCAATTGGTCTTTTTGCCCAATTGGGTGGGACGGGCCCATGAGATGACGGACATCGGCATAGCCTGATTGCGTCAATACAGCTCTGAGACGCTTCAAAAAGCTGATTTGGCCCATTGACGCACGCGCACAGTTAGCATAGATCCCACGCTTCCCCATAAGGAGCGTGATACATGGACCATCCTGCTAAGCAGCCCCCAGAGGCTACCCCTCCCCTTGATGATGAGAAGCTTTTTTTGAGCGCCGAAGAGGCCCTGCACCATGGCACGCGCCACATCCTGGTGATGGGCGCTAAGGGCACAGGCAAAACAACCTTCAGCGTAAGCGCTTCCAAGTTTGCCGATGACACCATCGGTGGCCCCAGGCGCATGTGCTCTGATGTTTTGCTGGTGCAAGGGGACAATGAGGGGCACCTGGGCGCGATGGATGCAGGGCTGGTGCCAGGGATGGTCCTCAACATGGGCAAATGCAAGAGCTGGGATGGCAGCATCAAGACACCTGAGGGCCTGGTCAAGGATCCTCAGTCTTACATCAGCCGCTGGTCACGCGCCTATAAGCGCTTGGGCAAGGTTTTGAGTGATGGCACCATCAAAATCATCATTGTGGATCTGAATTGGCCAGCCAAGCTCATCGAGAAGGGCATCACGGTAAGCCTGGAGGACCGAAATTATTGGAAGCTGGTCTCCTTGCAGGGCCAGAGGCTCTATGATGCCTTCAATCGCTTTGATGGTGTGACCGTGATTGGCAATGCCCAGATGAAGGTCCATGCCATCTGGGGAGAGGACACGCGCAAAGGGCCCTCTGAAAATTCCATCAACGTGGCCAACGTTCGATCAGTGGGTGGGGAGCGCTCGAGCCACACCATTGATTTGGCCAAAGGTGTCGCCTCGGTGTGGCAGGACAATGCCTCTTTCATCTTCACGCGCAAAAGCATGAGGGGCAAAGAGATCAATGGCGAGGTGCCACGCATCTATAAGACCGTCACCCAATCCACATCCCAGTATGAGGCCAAGAGCCGCGCCCAGTCTGTGCTCAAGACCATCGAGCCTGGGGAGCTGAGCCTCAGAAGCCTGCTCAAGCGCGTCTATGGGGAGGACGTCTGATGGCTTTTGCAGACACCGATGAGCAGCGCGCCCAGAGGCTGCAAGACATTCAAACAAAGCTGCAGGGCCTCAGGCTGAAGATTGAGCAGTGTCCAGAGGACAAGGCAGATCTGTATGTACTGTTAGGCAAAGCCCTCAAGGAGGGGATGCTGGCTGGCCTCAGCAAGCATCAGCTCTTCCCTGAGGTGTACCCTGAGGAGGATCTGTGACGTACACCCAAGTCATTCTGTTGGCCCTGGCCATTGGTGCGACCAACATCATCTGCTTGCACCTGTCTTATCTATTGAGCAGGCAGCGTGCTGAGCTGGCCCGGCAACAGGAGCAGCTCAGCCACTGGATAGCGTCGATGGACCAGCGCCTGGACCGGCTGGAGAAGGGCCAGCGCAGGGCCAAAGCCCATGAGGCCACCGATGATGAGATGAATCTGCACCTGCACCTTCGCCTTGCCAAGCTCGAGCGCCAGATGCTGGGGGAGCAAGCCCTAGCAGACTAAGCAACAAGAAGCATCTTAAGGAGACACAATGAAGCGCTGGGATCAAACTACGTTGGCCGTCAATGTCGGCCAGCAAATCGACGCACACTATAAGGCCCTGCACAGTCTGGTAGCCCCCTATCTCAAAAAACCTAAGAAGGGGGAGGAGCAGACGGCCATCGAGAAGCTGCTCACGGAGGTCTTCAATCGCGCCAGTAGTATGCAGCATTATGCAGATGTTGTGGTGGGAGCAGCCAGCAACCGCTATCCCTTGCATGGGCTTGAAGCCTGGATGTTTGAGAATGAGTCTGCTTCGATCCGCCACCCTTTTGAGGAGGGCACGCGCCGTGAATGGCTGGCCGCTGCCGCCATCATGCAATTTTGCTCAGAGATTGCCAAAGGGACTCGAGCCATCAGGGCCAACCTTTACGATCTTGAGAGCACCCATGACCCTGATGTTGGCATGACGGCAGCTGCTATTGGGCAGTGGAATTATATGATCGAGGAGGTTGCCCTGGCCTTCTTGCAGGTGAGGGCCTTTCTTTCAGGAGGCCCTCTGGAAGATGTGGACTGGCGAGCTCTGGGG